AGCATGGATGGCCAAGAAGTGCTCGTGAATGGGTTATGAATTCTAGTAGTAATAGTCACGATATGTTCACTTGCAATGCTAAACTATTGGTTAATAGTATATGCAAAGCGCATGAAGTGCCCATACTACAGTTCAATGCATTAGGCGCACATCAAACTACCCAATATCCCAACTATTTTATAGACGGGGCTAGTATGGGCAGTATTCTTAAACGTGCAGCACAAGATGATAGTCGTTTAGATTTGTTTGCTAGTGGTGGACATCCCAACGAAGCAGGACATGAATATTTTACAATTAGGTTGCATGATTTTGCAAAAGAACATATAATGTAACTGTTATGAATAGTATACAACAAGCAGTAATAGATGCCTTGCCAGGCAAGCAAAAGCGTACCACTAACGGATGGATTTCGTTTAATGCCGTATGCTGTCATCACAATGGCGAGAGCATGGACAAGCGTAGCAGAGGCGGTGTTATTGCTAATGGTGAAGCAATAAGTTATCACTGCTTTAACTGCAATTTTAAAACAGGATGGCAACCAGGCAGACACATCAGTTTTAAAATGCGCAAACTATTAACGTGGTTAAACGTAGATGAAAACACACGACAGATGCTTAACATTGAAGCACTGCGTATCAAAGATACAGTAGTTGTTGACAGTGTTGAAGAAGAAAAGTTTGAAATAAAATTTAAGCCTAGACCTATGCCTGATAACACAGTGGTATTAGCAGATGCTCCGCAACACATACAAGACTATGTAACACAACGTGGACTAGACAGCGCACGTTTATTATACAGTGATACTAAGCCTGCAGGTATGTGGAAGCGTTTTATTATTCCTTGTACATACAAAAACAAACTCGTAGGTTACACTGCAAGAACAACGGATGAAAACAGTAAGCCAAAGTATCATAACAGTTACGACACAGGCTATGTATATGGCATGGACGATCAGTTACCTAATGCAAAGTTTGTTGTTGTAACCGAAGGTGTGTTAGATGCAATGAGTATAGGAGGTGTTGGTATATTAAGTAATAACGCTAGTGAAACGCAAGCAGAAATTATAGATACACTTGCTAGAGAAGTCATACTAGTACCAGACAGAGACAGTGCAGGACAACGTCTTATTGACGATGCACTGGAGTATGGATGGAGTGTTAGTTTTCCTGAATGGGGAAGTGATGTCAAAGACATCAATGATGCAGTTGTGCGCTATGGTAAACTGTTTACACTAAAGAGTATCATTGATGCAAAGCAAACAATGAGTTTAAAAATTAATCTAATGAGGAAACGTTTTGGTTAGTCTACATTTAGAACCTACAAGCAGGTGTACACTTGGTTGTCTTAGATGTGAGCGCACAACGTTCTTAGAAAAGTTCTCAAAGAAAAGGTTTAGTATTAACGACGTAGATATAAATGCTCTAGAACAATTTATAGATGTTCCAGTGACGAGTACTACTTTATGCGGAAATCTAGGAGATCCTATATATCATCGAGAATTTCTCAAGTTAGTAAAAATGTTAAAAACGAAATCTCAAAGAATAACCATAACTACAAATGGCAGTTATAAAAGTCGTAAATGGTGGAAAACACTAAACAGTGTATTGCAATCCCAAGATGAAGTACAATTTAGTATTGACGGGTTACCTAAAAATTTTACTGAGTATAGAGTAAATGCAGATTGGGATAGTATATTAGTTGGTATTCAAGAGTGTGTTCTAGGTCCTGCTAGTACAGCATGGAAATATATACCTTTTAGTTTTAATGAACACGATATACAAGAAACCAAACTACTTAGTGACAGCCTTGGCGTTGGTAGATTTTCAGTAGAACCAAGTGACCGTTGGCTAATTGATGATCCACTTAAACCAAGTAACTATACAGGTCCGCGTGACTCACTAAAACTGAGCTATAAAAAAGAAGGTGTAAAAGATTTTGATATAGATCCAAAGTGTAAAGACAAGAAAAGTCATTATATCAATGCTAGTGGATATTACTTGCCTTGTTGTTATAGTGCGCATTATGAATTTTATTACAAAAGCGATTGGTGGGAAAATCGTAACAAGCACAATATAGCAACAACTAAACTGAGCGAACAACTAGGGCACTTTGACGAATTCTATAGTACAATACAAACTCAACGTTACGACTATTGCGTATATAATTGTGGAAAGTGCGAATGAATATCTGGTTAAGTTTTGTTCCTGGCAGTGCTGCCAGCACCATAGAATTAATATTGCGTAGTTGTACAGATCTCGATACGTTACCTCTTAGCGCAGATATTGCACTTAATAGAAAAGATCCTAGTCTGGTAAATGGACACGGGCATAAACAGTGGCATCCTTTAGATAAACATCAGTTAATGCATCCAAACTTTGAACCGGCAACTGATAATATATTTACGCCCATAGTTCCTATGACAGATTTTAAAGGCGAACAAATATTTGAATACATTTCGCAAGCATATACAACTGAACAACGTTTTTTTTATCTAGGGCCTAGCAATCCTACTAGTATTGAGTTTGCACTAATTACTCAACAAAAGACTGGACTACTGGTGCAAGACCTAATACAAGCATTAAAACCTGGCATGAAAAATTGGAATGAGAAAAAGTTAGATCATTGGGAATGGAGAGAATACTTTAGTTTAACCGTTCCGCAGTGGTGGTTATCAGAGATGAAAACTCAATGGGACTTAGCAAAAAGTTTAGGGTTTTATTGTATTGATACACGGGATATATTTGATAATTTTAAAGAGATTAATCTCGAGGTTATACAGCATATTGGATGTAATATAGTTGATAACGATAGATTTGAACAAAAAATAAATCAATGGCAACATGGTCAAAATAAAATTTGGCAACAATGGGAAAATTATGTACAATATAAAGATACTATACTAGACAAGGCTAATTACGATGTAGACTTGTTTGGAGACTTAGTTCTCGAAAGTTTAATACAATATCATTTGCGAGAACGTGGAATTGAATTAAAGTGTTATGGTTTAAATAAATTTCCTACCAGTGGAGAAATTAAAAAATATTATGAATAAAGAATATACAGCAGACTTACAAAAGTTATTTTTAGAAATGATGTTGCATGATGCACAGAACTTTGTGCGTGTACAGAACATCTATAACGTAGATAACTTTGATCGCAGTTTACATGATACTGCAGTGTTTGTAAAAGAACACAGTGACGAACATGGTGCATTGCCTACTGCACAACAAGTACAAGCAGTAACAGGTGTAGAACTAAAGCCTGTACCTGATATTAATGAAAGCCATAACGACTGGTTCCTTGTAGAGTTTGAAGGATTCACTAAGCGGCAGGAACTAGAACGTGCTATTCTCAAGAGTGCAGACCTGCTTGAGAAAGGCGAATACGAACCAGTTGAAAAGATCATCAAAGACGCTGTACAAATCAGTCTAACAAAAGACATGGGTACAGATTACTTTGAAGATCCGAGAGCAAGACTTATGGCTCTCAAAGACAATAACGGACAGATTAGCACAGGCTGGCCCGCTATGGATCGTAAACTGTTTGGTGGCATGAACAAAGGCGAACTCAATATTTTTGCAGGTGGATCAGGATCAGGTAAAAGTTTGTTTATGCAGAACCTAGCAGTAAACTGGGTAACACAAGGACTAAATGGTGTGTATTTGACACTGGAACTTAGCGAAGGTCTAAGTGCTATGCGTATTGATAGCATGCTTACAAATGTAAGTACCAAAGAGGTATTCAAAGACTTGGATACTGTTGAGATGAAAGTTAAGATGACAGGCAAGAAAGCAGGTAACTTGCAAATCAAATACATGCCAGCCCAGAGCAATGTTAATGATATTCGTGCATACTTGAAAGAACTACAAATTAAAAATAACTGGAGTGTAGACTTCTTGCTTATTGACTATTTGGATTTGCTTATGCCAGTAAGTGCTAAAGTAAGTCCAAGTGATTTGTTTGTTAAGGACAAGTATGTTAGTGAGGAACTACGCAACTTGGCTAAGGAACTAGACTGTGTGTTTGTAACAGCATCGCAGTTAAACAGAGGTGCAGTGGATGAGATAGAGTTTGATCATTCGCACATCAGTGGTGGACTTAGTAAGATCAACACAGCGGATAACGTGTTTGGTATCTTTACAAGTCGTGCTATGCGTGAGCGTGGACGCTATCAGATACAGTTAATGAAAACTAGAAGTAGTAGCGGCGTTGGTCAAAAGATTGACTTGGAGTTTGATATTGAAAGCCTGCGTATTAGAGACCTAGGTGAAGATGAAGAATACCAACAGTTTAAGAAACAGAGTAGTAGTATCTATGATCAACTTAAAAACAAAGACAGTGGTGGTGTAGTTGATGCAGGTGACCAAGAAGCAGGCAAGATTACTGCAAGTGTGCAAAGCAGTAAACTAAAGAACATGCTTGCTGGACTTAAAACTAGTGACTAAGGTATTGGTCTAGTCTATGCCCCTTTGCATCATAGCAGTCAATATAACGACTGCCATTACTCATGCGTATCTTACCACTGCCTACAACTACATCTGTGTCTTTGTATCCAAAAGGCTTTTTAATAGTAACATCTACATATTCGCCATTGGCAATACCTAATGTTACAAACGTAACATAGCGTCCACCTTCGCCTCTGAACACACGACCATTAGCAACCAGTCCTGCAAAGTTTACTCTATCTCCCCAAGTCTCTTGTATAAACATATTAGGCATAAACTCTGGTTGTGTCCAATATCCATGACGTTTGTATTGTTGCTGAGGACTTTCTGTAATACCGTTTGGATAACCTAGGTCACGCAAATCCCAGCCAGCGTTCTTTGCTTCTGTTTTATGTACCCAGCGTTTGTAACTTCCCTGACAATGTTTAAGTGCGGCACGCCAAAACTCTTTTGGATTGTGTGCTTTTTGATATGCAAGTGCCCATATAAGTCTGCCCAAGTTTACAGCATGTGCCCTGCACAATCCAAAACTGCCTAGCCCATATAATTCTTGTATGATCTGTTCTTTGTTTTCACTCTCGCCCATGCGTTCCATAAACTGCATAACTTTTTGTTCGTCTCGTTTTGCAAACGCACGACGATACATGTCTGCTTCATACATATCGCAGTTAATAAGTTTTGCTATTTTACGAATAGCATCATCTTCATATACAATAGTATCCTCTAGTCTTTGTTCTGTCCAGTCTTGAAAAAAACTTGCTTTTTGTCTGCCTGTAGTAGCAACAGGTCTAATAAGTGCAGTAGCAAATACACAGTCTGATTTACTCTGTGGTTGTATTGCTTGGAACAGTCTGCGCATTGCTGGCGACTCTGCTTGTGTTACACCGATAACTTCTCCTCTACAAAGCATCTGACTTGTTTCAAAGTCCTCTTCAGGATATGCTTCCAGTGGTGTTTCGCTGTCTATTTCCAGTAGTTGACTGAGTCCTCTGTTAGCAAGTATGTCTATTTTTAAATGCTCTAGGTCTTCTACTTCATTCTTATCTAGTAGTATTTGATTGTCTGCGTTGATT